ATGACAAATCTTTACAGAAAAAAGAAATAGCTTATCAAACCTTCAATACAAGGATGAAGCTTAGAGAACAACTTGCTTAATGGCCCTGCCAGAAATATATGCAGATACGTCTGGTATGTATGGACGCTCCGTTGACCAGGGGTACATAGAACAAGGTTCTGGATCAGGCTCATTAACATTTGGCAATGCTCCTGGATTGTTTGGAAGTGAAACAACGCCGTTTGGCGCTTCAGGGCAAGCGCAATTTAGTTTTGTTTCAACATCTAATGTTTTAAATCATGGCAGAGTAAATGATAATCTTGATTCTGCTCCAGCTAACTTTAATAGTAAATATAATGGCGTAAGGTATACGTTATCCTCTGCAAAAGAATGTGATTTTGTAGCATTCTATTGTAGCAAAACTGACAGCAATGCAACTTTTTATGTTTACACATCCACATCGCAAGGCACATCGTTTAGTACTATTGCAAACGCCAGTATATCAGCAGGCTGGAATATTATACCATTTACAGCTACATCAAAACAATACTGGGTATTTCATATACAATCATCGACATCAAGCATGGACTTAGATATTACCGAAATTATTTTAGGTAAATTGTTTACATTTAATCATATGTGGGAACTTAATGGCGAGTTTAAAACAAATGTTAAAAATAAAATATTAGAAAGTTATAATGGAGAAGAGTATTCTTTTAAGCTTTATGATGGAAAAAAAGAATGGAAAGTTTCTTTGCCCAATATAAGCTTATCTTTTAAAAATAATTTAGATACTTTATTTACTGATAATGATTTTAAGAAAAAGAATTTTATGTATAAAGATCAAGACGCTGAAAAGTACTATAGCAGACTCCAATCACCACCAAAATTTTCTCAAATAGCAAGCAATAGGTATAAAGCACAGCTAACTATTTCTGAGTAATTCTTACTCATTCTTAATCATTCTTAAATTATTTCTTGTATATTAATTTCTATGTAAATAACTTAATACCATGTTAACAAGCCGCCTAAGACAATTATTTACCTTTCTCACTCCTATAGTGTATTCGTTTTAGGCGGCATATTTATTATGACTGATCTTATAGAAAAAATACAAATAGATATTCCTGACAATGTAGATAAATTAAACATTGTTGAAAAAATTATTAAAATCTGCGAAATATCAGGTTGTAGTGTAAAAGTAAATCCACATACCAAAATAAAGCAAGAGCCAGTATTAAATGAAGAACAGCAAGTCGAACAAATCCTCGGAATTGACCCAGCACCAAAAACAGAGTAAAGACACACAATACGTTGTTACTGTTGGCTATAAACCAGAAGATGGTTTAAAGCGAGCAGAAGATTTTTACTTTGACCAGTATCAGCATATGATACGAACTTTAATATATATATTTGAGGGTAAACACTCTTTAATTAAAAAAGATTATAATCCATTCATAATTTATGCTAAACATAATAGTCAAGACATATTGTGGAAAGTAAAAAGCAATGTAAATATAATAATAAACAAAAAACAAACTGGAGAAATTATATGAGAGATTTTTTAGAACAAGTTAATTTTTATTTAGATAAATATTTAATTCAGCTTATGATTATTGTTTTGGCTATTACTTTATTAATACATAACTACTGGATTGCAGTATGAGTAAAGATAATAAAACAGCTGGCCAAATATATAAAGCTTTAAGTGCGATAGATGTTAAACCATTTGCTGAAAAAAAGAATAAGTTAGATTATTTACCTTGGGCCAAAGCGCATGAAATTATGATGCTACATTACCCTGATTACTCATGGAAATGGGAAGAGAATCTTGAAACAGGTGATCCATATTTTATAACTGACACAGGATACTACGTAAAAACATATATAAAAGTGCATGGAATTATAAGGTCAGAGATGTTACCTGTTACTGATTACGCTAACAAAGTATTGACACAGCCAAATATATTTGATATTAACACAGCAATACGTAGATGTTATGTTAAGAATCTTGCACAATTTGGTTTAGGCATTCAGTTATATATTGGTGATAAGACAAGATTTTTTCAAAAAGAAAAACCCGTAGTACCTGAAACACTAAAGAATCAACTTAGAAAGCTCTGTGAACATGAAAATGTTACACAGTCACGTATAGACACTATTTCTGAAAAGTTTAAAAATGATGATGTAAGTGTGGCATGGGTGCAAGCACAGATAGATGATTTAACTAAAAAAAACAAGGAACATGATGAAAGAATTAGTAGGAAACCACGCGTTAAAAAAACTAAATAGAGTTAGTGCTGTTATAAAGTTTTACGAATTACTTTTAAAGAATGGTAATATATCTGAAAATGGTGGCGCAATGAGAAGATTAAAAAAGCTTAAAACAGATTATGCGTTAGGTAGAAGGTATATGTCTGAAAGGTCTGAATATACAATGAATGTTGATCATATAGATATTTATAAAAAAACCTACAGTTTAAATTGATGAACGATATAGATAAAATGCTTACTCCAAAGCAAGTTGCAGATTACGAATTGGTTCATGTAAATACTGTATTGCTTTGGATTAAGAATGGATTATTACCAGCAAAAAAACGTGGTTATAGAACGTATAGAATTAAAAGAGAAGACTATGTTAAATTTTCTGAAAAAAGTTTAGATGAGAGGTAAGATGAATTTAGATAAAAAAACTATTGACGACTGGAATAATATGATATCAGATAAAAGCTTTAATGCTATTTTAGACCAATATCCAGAAACTGTCAATGAGATGGTTATATTAATAACGCAAAATTTGGTTACTTTTTGTAAAAAGCAAAAAGATTATGGCCCATATAATGTGTTAATTAATAATGATAAAAAATTATCTATGTTAGCTTTAACAATACGTTTGCATGATAAAATACAACGAATACTTAATTTATTAAATAATGACCAAGACCCTGAGAATGAATCAATAGAGGATAGCTTTCTTGATGCAGCAAATTATGCATTAATGAGCGTGATTCTTTCGCGGGGCCGTTGGTCTAAATAGGAGAATATAAATGGCAAAATATGAACATAAACCAGGCAAGTTATCATTATTTGAAAATGACAAAGGTGATAATCCAAAAAGACCAGACTTTACTGGTAGCGGTAAAACTCCAGATGGTGTTGATGTAAAATTTTCTATTTGGGATAATAGAAACGAGCAAGGCGGAGCTGATTTAAGCGGTAGTATTGAATTTCCCAATGTAACAGTACATAAAGAAGAAGATAAAGCACCAGAAAAGGATGAAGATTTACCATTTTAATTAACCCTTTTCACATACCAAAGGGAACCGGCCTTGCGGGGGCGGCCGGATAATTTATGCCAGTACCATTTATAAATATAAACGACTTAGAACACCAGGTTCAGTTTCAAGTTATGGGTAAGCCAAAACCACAACTTCGTCACAGACATGGACGCGGCAGAACTTGGGACCCATGTAAACAAGACAAGCAAAACTTTGCTGCTTTAGCTTTTTATGAAGTTAAAGATCATAAAGGTGAAGAGTTTATAAGCCAATGCTTATCACATCCAGGGTATATTGCATTGGAAATAGATTTTGTTATGCCAATACCAAAGTCAACGTCTAAAAAAGATAAAGAACGTATGACTAATGGAATAGTTCCACATATTAAAAAACCAGATATAGATAATATGTGTAAATTTGTTATGGATTCATTAAATGGTATACTTTGGCAGGATGATAGTATGATATCAGAATTAGAAACTACTAAGTTTTATGGGCCTGTTGCAAAGACAGTAATAACAGTAACTTATTTAGATATTGGTTTACAAAATGTTTAAAAAGAAAAAAAAATTAGATGTTAAAATGGATAAAAGAGGTCGTTTATTTTCAGCAGAATTTAACAATTATGGCTCTTTTTACACAAAATTAGGCCCAGAAAAGTATAAAGAATGGTTAAAAAAAGTCAAAAAGCCTCATACAAGGCCAAAATCACCAGGTCGCAATGAAAAATGTCCCTGCGGTTCGGGTATTAAATACAAGAGATGTTGCTTAAATGAATAGCACAGTAAAAACACTTGAATTATTTGCTGGATCAAGAAGCTTTACTAAGGTAGCGCAAAGTCCAAAATTTGGTTTTAATACTTATACTTCTGATTATAAACCATTTCCCAATATTGACCAAGTATGCAATATATTTGATTTTAATGTTAATGATTGTATAAAAGCTTTAAGAGGCGTACCTGATTTGATATGGGCATCACCACCTTGTACATATTTTTCTGTTGCGTCAATAGGTCATCATTGGAATAAAGATAATACACCAAAAACAGAAGAAGCTAAACTCGGTGTTGATATTGTTAAAAAAACTGTAAAAATAATTAAACAAATACAAAAAATGAATCCAGATTGTAAATACATTATTGAAAATCCAAGAGGTAAGCTTAGAAAGCTAAATTTAATAAACCCTGAAAACATTTATACAGTAACATATTGTCAATATGGTGATACAAGAATGAAACCTACTGATATTTGGACAAATATACGTTGGAAACCGCGACTAATGTGCAAAAATGGAGATACTTGTCACGAAGCTGCACCAAGAGGAAGCCAGACAGGAACTCAAGGTTTAAAAGGTAATTACAACAGAAGCAAAGTTCCTTATGAGCTTTGCAATCACCTATTGGAGTCTTATATATATGCCTAACAAGGATAGTAAAAATGCAAAAAGAGAGCGTTTAAAAAAGAATGTTTTGCTAAAAAAAACTGGTAGAACTAAAGCGCAAATAGCGAGAAAATTACGCAAAAAACAAAGAAAAAATGACCGCGCAAACAGCTAAACTATTAAAAGCTAAAGCAGAAGAGATAGCTTCAATGTATTCACGTCCAGAACGAGCAAATAACTTTGCAAATGAAACCTTTGAAGTGAACATGATCATACCTTTATCGGCTTGTTCTGCTGTAGTCGTTTTTCTTAAAAATACAGGCAAAAAAGGTATGGCCCATCTTATATTTATACAGGCGCAAAAGAAATGGATATATTACTTTCCAAAAACAGAACATTTTATTAACCTGGACAAGCTTGTTGATATCTATACTGATGTCGAAGAGCATAACTTTCCATTAAATTTTAAGCAAAATGACTAAGCACGAAGCACCAAGTTTTCAATTTTATCCAAAGGATTTTTTAAGTGATCCAGATGTCATGCAAATGAATATGGCCCAAAAAGGTGCTTATATAACACTACTTTCTTTCCAATGGTTGAATGATGGACTGCCGAATAACGATTCTTATATAAGAAATTTATTAGGTGCTACGCCTAAATGGAAAAGCTTATGGGAAGGCATACGTCACAAGTTTGTTGAAATTGATGGTAAGTTATACAATAAAAGGCTTTACAAGGAAAAACAAAAGCAAATAGATCATAGACAAGCTGCGTCAAAAGCAGGCAAGAAGGGTGCAGAGGTTAGGTGGAATAACGATAGCGACCCTATAAAAACGCCAATAGCGAAAAATAGCTTTTCTTCTTCTACTTCTTTTTCTTCTTCTACTTCAAATAATATTAAAATAAATAAGAATCAATTAGATGAGCTTTACGAACTACTTATAGATAACGATAAAGAGCTTGAACGATGGAAGAGAACTGGTAAGATGTTTCCATATATGATTGAAAGCTCTCTTTTAAAGTATTTAAAATCTGTAGGAGATTTTGATACAGCTAAGATTTACGCAGAAGAGCGTAATAAACGTAAAAAAGAAGGTGTGTTTGTACCGAAGCTTGAAAACTTTTGCAAAGGCAATTGGGTAGAATTTGCACCTGAAGAAAAAAAGAATGTTTTTCGTGACTTAGAGTCTGAATCGGTATGAGAGATTTAAGTCAAATATTAGAAAAACTTTGGGATGCGTATGGGAAGCAACACAATGAGCGGCAGATACGAGTTTACTATGAGTGGGCAAGGACAAAAGAAATGTCTACGCTTAATAAAATAGTGGATATATGGATTGGCTCTGAAAAGTTCTTCCCATCGCTCTCAGACTTAAAACTTTTGTACCAAAAACAAACTAAATCAACAAGTATAGATGATTATGAAGAATGTTATTTTTGTGGAAGTAGTGGCTTTATACCTACAATTGTAGAAAAAGAAGATAAAAAGCATATGGTTAATTATAAATGTAAGTGTAGTAATGCTACTATGTCTGGTATACCCGCATATTTTGATGTATTTAGTGAACTTGAGTACAAAGAGTTTGCCAGGGCCAATAGAGGTTTAAATTACCCGCAATGCGTTGATCTGTATTTTAAAGAATTGCTTTTTGGATCTAAAGAGCGTCTTATTGACTTTTGAGGATTTTACTGCAAAGCTTGCTGTTATTCAAAGCGATTATCTCTCTATTGATTGCACTCTTGATATTAAACGTGATATCGTTGGGAGAAAAGCTCTTTACGATTGCACGGAAAAGGAACTGGATAAGATAATGAATGCATATAGATGGGAATATTTAAGGCAAAAAAGGCATAGGGGGGGGTCAAAAAATGAAAAAAAATAATAAATTTTATGATCTATGCTGTATTTATATATTTTTCCCACCGGCTATTATATAAAAAAATTAGGCTAAAACCGGGTTTTTCTTCCCTAATTCGATTATTTAAACTAAAATCGAGATACTTAAACGCGCAAAACGGGCATAAAGATTTTAATGCGCTTTATGAGCGTTTTTTTAACTATACATAATATTTTATAATTCAGGGCGTACTTATCCTAAAATTAAAAATACCATTTTTTAATTTAGTAATAAAAAGGGCCGCAAAAATACGGCCCTAAAATCAATTAATAAAATTTAGGGCGTTAAATCCTAAAAATTATTTAGAAATTGTTTTAATGTAGCATTCGCCCTTGTAATAATCGCGTTCCGTCCATTCGCGTTTTAATTGCTTTAATGCAATTTCCGCGCTTTTTTCGCTTTTAAACGGGCCGTATGCTTGCGGGTCACTACATGACCACGTAATAATAATTACATACATTATTTACCTTTTATTTAATGAATAGCGCCCGGCCATAAAACGACTTACGCGCGGCCTGTAGCCGCCGCCGGGCGTGGATTTATACGCGGTCACGTAGTGAAAAGCGGCCTATAATTTCCGTTTGTGTATAGATTGCGCCGCCTTCGTTGCCTTCTTCGTCAATGCTCGGAATTATGTAGTCACCATTATCCAGGCCTAAAATAATAGGCCTTCTTTCCCAGCCCCAGCGGCACGCTTCCGCGGCTGTCATGTAGCGCGCTTCTTTAATTGTTCGACCTTCGAAAAGTTTTTGCGCCAGGGTTTTTTCTTGCTGGTATATTTCGCGCTCTTTTTTACGCCTTTTAACCTCTCTTTTCCAGCTTGCGGCACTATGGTCACCCGGCGGAATTTCGCGGCTGTATGGGTTATTTTTATATTTAACGCCTTTTTTGGTAACAGTTAAAAAACCATCTATTGTTTTAATTAAGCCGCTACGTTTCCAGATTGCCAGCGCGTCCGAATAATAACCCGGATATGATGGCAGCTTTTTAAATTTCCCATATTGGTAAATTTTAGGAAGCCTAAAAAAGCCGTCTATTTTTGTTACGCATTTAGCAAGCAATCTAAAGTGCTTTAATTTTAGCGGCTCTTTAATCAAATAATTGATTAAAAATACGCCCTTCTTTTTATGTTTCATTTTATAACCTTTCTTTTATTTAACAATTACAGTAAACTGATTTTTTCCGGCATAAATCGCACGTACATGAGCAAAAATCCATAGGCGCGCGGCATTGCCAGCAATCATCATTATAAGTATTTTTTTTAAGCTCTTCAGCCCGGAACCATTTTTTAATTAAGCCGTCTAAAGTTTCCGCGAGTTCGTCATCTGTGAAATTAATTTCGCCTTCTTCCTTCATTTCGTCCTGAAATAAATTCTCATAGGTGCCGCCGTAAATATGGCCTATAATTTGGCTTATGGCGTTAAACTCTTTTTTATCAATTGTTATTGTTTTACTACTCATTTTTATTACCTTTCTTTTTAAGTTTTTTTAAAAGTGCTTTTTTTGATCTTGATTTTGCGATTTTAAAAAATTTATATCTTGCCAATAAATTTCTTTTCCGCGCCAGGTTTCATCATTATGATTTAATAAACCAAGGCCGGCCTTTAATTGATTGCTATGTATTTTTAATTTATCAATTTCGTAGCCGTCAATTATATCAATTGATAAAAGCAACGTAATTACAAAGTCTATTTTTTTAATATATTCTAACATATTATTATTTACCTTTCTTTTTAATGTATTGGCGTTACTATTTTTATATTCTTGAATTTGTCCAGGCTTCCGCACGCGTGGCCCGCGCTGGTGCAATCGCCGCATAAACCAGGGCAAATAAAAATCTTTTCATTATATGCCTTTCTAATTTGCTGCTTTTCGTCCCTGGTTAATTTAGTAGCGCTTTTATTACTACTTAATTGGTAGCTTTCAAAATTGCCGCGGTAAAATGCTTCATTTTCTATTTCTTTAATCCTGAAATCATAAAGACCGCCGCCGCTTCCATTCAATGCATAATTTGAAGGCACTTTATACAGCTTTATATAATCAATAAATAAATGTATCGATTTACTATAACCATACGCGGCGACCCGTGGCAATGCTTCTAAAGTATTAAACCAAAATCGCATAATATCCAGGTTCGGGAAATCTCCATCTACATATAAACGTAAATCAACGCGCCGCCCTGAATACTCTTTTTTATTTATTATTCTTTTAAGTTCGCTGGCTATTAATTCCGGGCGCTGTCTTTCTAAAATTGTATTTTGTAGCTGTCTAAAGTACGCCGCCGGATACCGCCAGGCCTTGAAGCTGTAGCAATAGCTTTCCGATAAACACGCGCCCGCGCCGGGACAATTAACGCCCGGCAACGTGGAATAACTTAAAAAGGGTAGTTTAGAATTACCGCCTTCTTTAAATATTTGAAAATACGCCTCAGGCTGCTCTTTTAAAGTCGACCTTACAAAGTTTAAAGCGTGCGCTGTCCAGCTGTTTGGATGATATTCGCGCCCGTTCAATTCAATATCTTTAACAACGGCGCGCATAATATCCGCTTTTAGTTCGTCCAGCTTATTATTTACCGCTAAATATGACCATTTAACGCCCTGTTTTCTATCTACTTTCATTATATGGCCCTTTCTTTTAATTGGTCTTTAATCAGGATTAAAACACATAAACAAAAAACCAGGCCAAAAAACCCGAGCGCGTAAACGCTCCCGGCTATTATCCCGGTGGTTGTTTGGTTAATTGGTGCAGCGAAAAAAACGACAGCGAATAAAATGCAGCTTAATATAATTGCAATTAAAGCGGCCGCTGTTATTAGTGTAATTAGTTTTATAAATGTATTATTCATTATTTACCTTTCTTTTAATGTTAACGGCTTAAAATATTATATACCTTATATATATGCAATAAAAAAAATAATTAATTTTTACATGGTGGCGCACCTGTAAAAACGTTAAAAGAAAAGCCCGCCAATTTTAACCGGCTTATAATCTTACTATACATAATGTATATTATGCGCCATTTTGCTCCTCGATGGCTTACCCTTCCCTTTCATTTAAATATTTTGTAACTTCTTTAAAGTGTACCGATACCAAGAGGCTAAATGAAGCTTTTTACGGATTGGCACATAAATTTTTTCTCAAATTAGGGGGGTCATGTCAAGTCTGGATTTTTTATCCATTGAGGACGGCAATAAGCTTAGTGATGCAATCGTACTGAGCGAAGAGTTTCAAGCGAAGACAGTCATGTTGATCCAAGGACTAATGTTTAACAAAGAGTATGAGAAATACTTTAATGCTGGTAGGCGCTGGGAGTCCAGATTATCGCCCAGAGAGCGCGATGTTGTCTTAATGCGACTAAAGGGTCTATCTTTTTATTCTATCGCCGATATACTGTCATTACACCCTTCCTCGATTAAAACATACTGGCGTAGAGCGTTGGGTAAGAAGCCATCTATCTAATCCCATGTAGACTATTATTGAGTTAAGTAGAAACAAAGGAGTAAAAAATGCCTAAAGGCCCTGGAACATATGGTAAGAAGGTTGGAAGACCTAAAAAGAAGAAAAACAAAAAGAAAAACATGAAGCGTAAATAATGGCAGCACGTATTCCTTATAAAAACTCAACTACAAAGCAATTAGAGCAACGTCAAAAGAATTTAAAGCAAATGTGGACAAAAAGACCAGATGGCGCTGGAAGAAAATCTCTTAAAGAGTACATAGACCCAGACGAAGTGCGTAAGTTAGCAGCAATCGGTGCTACACAAAAAGAGATTGCTAACTTTTTTGGAGTAAGCAGAGAGTTTGTACGACAACACTTTTCTGAGGACATTGCAAGAGGGCATGAAGATGTAAAAATGTCAATTCGTAGAGCGCAAATTAAAAACGCGGTTAATCATGGCTCTAACGCAATGCTTATATGGCTTGGTAAGCAATATCTGGGTCAAACAGACAAACAAGAAGTTGATCACAACCATCAGATGAAGGATTTATTAAAAGAAGTAGGTTACGAAGATAACCCGCGACTTGAACAAGGGGAACAAGCGCTAATTGAAAAAGGTATTGAACAAGAAGAAACTGTGGAAGAAGCTGGGTTATGAACCCTCGGCTAACCAATTAAAGTTTCACGATAGTACAGCCAGGTGGCGCGTATTGAATATGGGTCGCCGTTCTGGAAAGAGTTTTTGTGCAGCATACGAAGTGATGCCGTACTTACTAACTCCTAATACCAGAGGTTGGGTTGTATCTAAAACATACGACCTGGCAGATAAGATAACGCGAATCGTAAAAGAAGAGCTGTTCATTAAGCTGAAGTTACCTATGGCAGCTAAAAAGCAAATGGGCGGTCAACTGTTTTACGTTAAAGTAGCAGGGTTAAACTCTGAGCTATGGGTGAAGTCGGCTGAGAATACGGATCAATTGATCGGTGAAGGTTTAGATTACATGATTATAGACGAAGCCAGCAAGATACCGCAGCGAACTTGGGAGCAGTATCTTAGGCCAACGCTATCAGATAGAAATGGATGGGCAGCTTTTGTTTCAACACCAGAAGGATTTGGGCATTTTCATAGTTTGTTTCAAAGAGGCCAGGATGCGTCATTTAAAGAATGGGAGTCATGGCAATTCCCTTCGTGGGAGTCGCCATTTTTTAAAGATGATATTGAAGAACTTAAAAAAACGCTTACAAAAGAAACTTTTTCTCAAGAATTCGGAGCAAGCTTCGTGTCATACGCTGGAAAGGTCTATGGTGACTTTACCGCAGACAATATACGGCAAGACATCAAGTACAACCCAGAGCTACCCATGTGGGCCAGCGTGGACTTTGGTTACAGGCAGCCAAGCGTGGGATATTATCAAATTGACCAAGTCAACGGACAAGAGGTTGTATACCTTGTTGATGAAATCAGTCACGAAACAGAGGTAACAACGTCAGATTTGATACATATGATAAAAAATAAAGGGTACGCAGTTGATAAATGGGTAGGCGACCCTGCTGGTGGCCAAAGACAGAGTCAGACAGGGGAAACAGATATACAGCAATTTGCTAAAGCAGGCATGAGAGTACATTTTAAAAAGGACAAGCATTCAAGAAACATTGTAAATGGAGTAAATCACGTACGAAACTTCATAAAAGCTGCTGATGGTACGATAAGATTCTTTGTTTCTGATAAATGTAAGGGCCATATACAAGATTTTGAGAATTACCGCTATCCTGAACGCAAGGATCAGCGAACATTAAAAGAAGAGCCATTGAAAGATGGTTTTTATGAGCATGGGTGTGATGAGATGCGCTATTTTTTCATCAATTACTTCCCAATTAAACGCAAAAAGGCATTTTTATTTGATTTTTAAAGGACACATATGTTAATACCAGACAAATCTATCGAAATTATACAAAAAACGGCTATGGAAGCGATAATGCAATCTGAAATGGATGCGAATGAAGATCGTGAGATGGCGTTGGACTATTGGGAGCATACTGCAACCGACCAATATATAAAAAACTATTTTAGAGGCGATTCTTTAAGCCAAGTTCCTATATTTACCAGCGGATTGACCCGAAGAGTAGTGTCCGCAGCGTGTCAAGTGTACAGAAAGATGCCAAATTACAGTACAGATCAGCAATATATTGATATGAGTGGTGATTTGTGGCGACAAATGCGATTGTTGGAGCAAATGACATTTCTACTTGGGACTGTTGGTCTTTTAACATCATATAACGAAGAAAAAAGCAAATTAGAACACAGTTTGCTTTTATTTTATGAACCACTTTTTTTGCCTGGTGAAAATAAGCCATTCGGTGTTGTCTACCAAACTGAAACGCAAGGTTCGACAGCTGCTGATTCAATGAACCACCGATATGTGGTATGGACGGAAGGATCAGATAATAAGCCAGGCCTACATTTCTCTTTTGACCGCAATGGTAATATATACGCTCCACACAACAATCCAAAAATGGAAAATCCCTTTGGAGATATGATTCCTGTTACTTGGGCGCATCGCTATCAACCATTACGTGATTGGGGTGGTGGAACTGGGGCCATTGATATTGTTAAGGCAAATCAACAGCTTGATCTTGCACTAACAGAGCTTAGTTTAGCTTTAAGGTTCGGTGCAATTGGTATACGATACGTTACTGGCGTTGATTCTGATGAGTTAATTAGCGTAGGACCTGATAAAATCCTTGTATTACCAGAGCAAGCTACTATGGGCAGTCTTGGACCAAATGTTTCATTGACCGAACTTATAGAAGCTTCTAAGTGGATGGTTACGCAAGCAATGCATAATAATAACATACGTTTGCG